AACGTGTTTGATGGACAGACCCGGATCGCCGCCATGCGTCAGATGGCGGGCGGCGGGGATGTGATCGTCCCCTGCATGATCTACACCGGTATGACCTATGAGCAGGAGGCCGAATTGTACGCCAAGCTGGATAAGGGAAAGCGGCCCCTGACCCCGCGCCAGCATACCAAGGCCCTGGTGGAATCCGGCTCGGACGCCAAAATCCTGGAAATCAAATGTCTGGTGGAGAATGTTGGCTTTGTGTGGGCGCTGGATGAACCGACCGGCGAACCCTTTGAGATCGCCCCTATTCGTGCCCTTATCAACGCCTACCAGCTTCTCGGCGGCGAGGCGTTCACCCGTATGCTGTCCCTGATGGCCGGGGCGTGGCAGGGTACGCCCAATTCGCTGAAAGCCTCCATGCTCTCCGGCATGGCCCTGTTTGTCAAGACCTATGAGACGGAACTGAGCGACCGGGCCTTTGTCCGGCGAATGGCCCTCGTCAGCCCGGAGGAGATCATTCGCCTGGGCCGCATTGAGACAGATGTTGCCCTGCGCTTCGCCCGTATTATCCTGGATAAGTACAACAGCGGCGGGTTGGAACTGCCCTACCGCTTCAAACGCTGAAGGGGGGCTTGAAGATGGAAACCTACACCAGAGAACAGGTCGAGGCCATGCAGAATGTGGATATTCGGACGGTGGACCCGGACACCCTGCGGGATATCCGGGATGTGGAGGTCAACACCTCCCTGCCCAAGAAGGAGCGGATGCTGGATTTTATCCGGCAGATCGGCAACCCCTACTGCTACCGCCACGGGAAATATGTGGTGAAGGTCAGCTTCACCGACACCGATGTGACGCTGGAGGACAGGATGCTCTCCTACATACGCTCAAAATGCTGACAAAGAAATTTGCAAAACACTCTGGACATTAGCCAAAAGTTATGTTAATGTGATGGCAACAGGACAACCGCGCTCCCCTTGTTGTTAAAGTGTTTTGCTGATTAGACTTTAACGACAAGGAGAGAAGAATATGAAGCAGACCGCTGAACAGGTATGGAATACCTGCGGTTATGTACGTCTGTCCCGCGAGGACGGGGACAAAGACGAAAGCAACAGCATCACGGGACAGAAGGACCTGATCCGTGATTATTTGTCGCACTGCCCGGAACTGCGGGAGTGCGGCATCAAAGTGGATGACGGCTATACCGGCTCCAATTTTGACCGTCCGGCCTTCCAGGAAATGATGGCCGAGGTCAAGGCTGGCAAGATCAATTGCATCGTGGTCAAGGATTTATCCCGTTTTGGCCGCAACCACTTGGGCGTGGGGGAATATCTGGAACAGTTATTTCCCTTCCTGGGTGTGCGGTTTATTGCGATCAACGACCACTATGACAGCCTGCACAGCAATGTGGAATCGGACGAGCTGGTGATCCCCTTCAAAAACCTCATCAACGAGGCATATTGCCGGGATACCTCGGTGAAAACACGGAGCCAGCTTGAAATCAAACGCCAGCGCGGGGATTTCATTGGCTCTTTTGCTGTTTTTGGCTACCGAAAGGACCCGGCGGACCATCACCGCCTGCTGGTAGACGATTACGCTGCTGATGTGGTGCGGGACATTTTCAAGTGGAAATTAGAGGGCGTCAGCGCGGGCGATATTGCCGACCGTCTGACCAAAGACGGCATCCCGACACCGCTGGACTACAAGCGTTCCCAGGGGATGCGCTACTCTACCAGATTCCGTGTAAAAGAGGAATCCGTCTGGAGCGCCGGAATGGTGCTACGGATTCTCAAAAATCCGGTCTATATCGGAGTGCTGGAGCAGGGGCGCGTGACCACGCCCAGCTATAAGGTCAAGCGGCTGGTCACAAAGCCCCGCGAGGAATGGGCAATCGTTGAGAACTGCCATGAGCCGATCATTGACCGCTACGATTTTGAGAGCGTCCAGAAGGTGCTTGCCCTGGATACCCGCACCAGCGTCAGCGGCAAGGCGGTGGAGTTGTTCTCCGGAATGGTCTGCTGTGGTGAGTGCGGCAGCTCCATGATACGAAAGACCGTCCCCTCCGGCAAGAAACGGTATGTGTACTACATCTGCGCCGCCCACAAGAACGAAAAGACCTGCTCCGCCCACTCCCTGCGGATTGAGGCGCTGGACGAAATCGTTCTGACGGCGCTGAAAAAGCACATCCGGGATGTGATCGACCTCTCCGACCTGCTGGAAATGACCGACACCGCCCGATTACAGCAGGCCAGCGTGAAGAAGCTGCAAGAACGACTGGCGAAGAAGCAGGAGGAAATTGACCGCAATCAAGCCCTCCTGCGCTCCTTGTATGAAAGCCTCGCGGACGGCGTGATTGACCGGGAGGAATACCAAGGCTTGAAAAAGACCTATTCCCGCCGCCGTGCCGAAGCGGAGGAACAGGCCGAAACCATTCAAGGGGAAATTGACCAGGAAATGGGCAGCTTCAGCCAGAACCGGGAGTGGATGGAGCAATTCCGCAAGCACCAGGATATTACCAAGCTGGACCGCACCATTGTTGTAACCTTGATTGAGCGTGTCATGGTCTACCGTGACCGCCGGGTGGAAATCGTTTACCGCTGGCACAATGAATTTCGGTGGCTGATGGATTTGCTCTTGCAGGCCCAAGGGCTGCTCCTCGGAAGGGAGGCGGTCTGAGATGGCAAGGCCGAAACGCAAGGTCAATCCCATTCTGCCGGTAGCCGCCCCCGCAGAACCCGTCCAGCGTATTTATCAGGTGGGCGGCTATGTCCGGCTGTCTATGGAGGACAGCGGCAAGCCGGGGACCGACACCATGGAAACCCAGCGGGAATTGATTGAAAATTATATCGAAAGTCAGCCCGATATGCGGCTTTTTGATCTCTATTGTGACAACGGACGGACGGGAACAAATTTTGACCGCCCGGAATTTGAGCGCATGATGGAGGATGTGCGCTCCCGAAAAGTGGACTGCATCGTGGTCAAGGATTTATCCAGATTTGGCCGCAATTATCGGGAGACCGGAAACTATCTGGAGGGGATTTTTCCGCTCCTGGGGATTCGGTTTATCGCAGTCAACGATCATTTTGACACGCTGACCGCCGAACGCACTCAGGACGGCTATATCGTGCCGCTGAAAAATATTATGAACGCGGTTTACAGCAAGGATATATCCAGAAAGATACTTCCTGCTTTGACTACCAAGCGGCAGAACGGAGAATTTATCGGCTCATGGGCGGCATACGGCTATCAAAAATGCGCTGATGATTGCCACCGAATTGAGCCGGACGAGGAAACCGCGCCGGTAGTGCGGGATATGTTTCAGTGGCGGCTTTCCGGCTTGAGCTACCAAAACATCGCCCGGAAGCTGAATGAGCGGGGCATCCCCGCCCCTGCCCGTTACCTTTACTTGAAAGGCTGCACAAAGTCGGAAAGCTATGCCAACTCTATATGGACCGTTGAGGCAGTTAAAAAGATACTGAATAATGAGGTCTATTTGGGCCACATGGTGCAGGGCCGCAAACGCTCCGGGTTCTCCGAGGGAAAGAAGCCCTACCGGGTGCCGGAATCCGAGTGGATCATCGTCCGCAATACCCACGAACCGTTAATAGACGAGGACACATTTCGCGCGGTTCAGCGGATGGCGAAGGAGGCCAACAGCGCCTATCAGGAGCGGTTAGGGCGGCATGACGGGCTGGGGACAATCCCCAACATCCTCCGAGGGCTGGTCTACTGCGCGGACTGCAAAAAAACCATGACGCGGTACAAAAATGTAACGAATAAAGGGAGAAACCTCTTTTATAATTACATTTGCCGGACCCATGCCAGCAATCCCGCCTCCTGCCCGAAGAAGAATCTCCACGAAAGGGAATTGAAGGAAATTCTTTGGGACACTTTACGGCGGGAGATCGCTCTGGCTGAAAATCTGGACAAGCTGGCGCGGCAGTACAGCCAGTCGGCAAAGGCTGTCAGCCAGGAGGCCGCTGTGAAGCGGGAGATCACTACCGTGAAGCAGAGCCTCGAACGTGCTAAAATGCTCTACGACAGCTTGTATCAGAACTACGCCGACAAGCTGATGACCGAGCGGGAATACACGGAAATGAAGGAGCGATACCGCTCCGACATGGAACGTGCCCAGGCTTGCTTGGAGACGCTGGAACAGCAGCAGAAGGACGCCCGCCGCCAGACGGTGGAAAATCCCTGGCTCACCGCCTGCGGCCAGTACCGGCAGGAAACCGAGCTGACAGAGGCTATGGCCCATGCGCTGATTGAGCGAGTGGAGGTTGACGCAGAGAACCATGTGAGTATCACCCTGCGCTATCGTGACGAGTACCGCGCCCTGCTCCAGCTCTTGGAAACCGAGAGAGAGGCGGTGTCGGCATGATCGCTGTCACCGCGAAATATATCCGGCTGTCCTCCGAGGACGATGATTTGGATAAGGGCGGAAAGGTGGAATCCAACAGCGTCACGAACCAGCGCAATTTGCTGGATGCCTTTATCAGCCGCACCCCGGAACTGGCCGGCACCACCGTGATCGAGTTCTGTGACGATGGATGGAGCGGCAAAAACTTTGAGCGTCCCGCCGTCAAGGAATTGATTGAACAGGCAAAGCAGGGGAAAATCCAGTGCATCATTGTCAAGGATTTATCTCGTTTTGGCCGTAACTACTTGACCGTAGGCAATTACATTTCCTGCGTGTTTCCCTTCCTGGGTGTGCGCTTCATCGCCGTCAACGATGGCTTTGACAGCATCCGCCCCGCTGATGTGGACAGCCTGGAAACCTCCTTCAAGAACCTTCTGTACGATCTTTACAGCAGGGACCTGTCCCGAAAGGTGCGAAGTACGAAGAAGTTCCGCGCCCAGCGGGGGGACTTTCTCTCACCATTCGCGCCCTACGGCTACATCAAGGACCCGGCTGACAGGAAACGCCTGATGATTGACCCGGATGCGGCGGAGACAGTGCGGCGTATCTTCCTGCTGGTGACAGAAGGAATGGGGACGAACCAGATTGCGGCTATGCTGAATCGTGAAGCTGTGCCGACACCCATGCTTTACAAGCGGGCGGCTGGCTGTTCCCGTACCAGATGGCCCAGCATTTATGAGGATAACTTCTGGACAGATAAAACCGTATCAAAAATTATCCGGGACGAACGCTATATCGGGAAGAATATTTTCGGAAAGCGGATGCGGGATGTAGTGGGCAGCACGCACACGGTCAAGATGAACCGTGCGGACTGGATCACCGTAGAGGGAACCCATGAGGGCATTGTGACGCGAGAAGAATTTGACCGGGCACAGAAGATGATCCGGGCTTTTATGGAGCGTGACGGCTGGGAAAAGCATGACTGGCCCCTGCGCGGCAAGGTCCGCTGCGGTGTCTGCGGCCACGCAATGTCCTATAACATCGGAAAGCAGATGTACTTTTACTGCCGTACTCCCCGCGTAAACGACATTTATACCTGCGCAGGGCGAACGCCAGAGCATGACATTCTGGATGTTGTTTCGGAGGGGCTTCGCGCCCAGGCGTTGATGGCGGTACGTCTGCACCGGTTATGGGAGGAACAGCACCGGGAGCGGAAAAAGGACGCCGCTGCTATGGCAAAATCGCTGTCAGGGCTGCGGGAAACGCACCAGCGGCTTTGTCAGCAGATCAGCGGAATGTATGAATCATTTGCCCTGGGGGAGATCAATAAAGCAGAGTACCTTGCAACGAAAGCCGCCGCTGTCCGGCAGAGGGATACCGTTGCCGCCCGGATTGCCGAAGTGGAGGCCGCTCTGGAGAACATGGGCGAGGACGGTGGCTTGCAGAACAGCTTTGTTTCCACCTTTGAAAAGTACACAGAGGTCGAGGAAATCACCAACGAAATCGTGACGGAGGTTTTGCAGGAAATCCGCATTTATCCCGATGAACGCTTTGAAATCGTCTGGAATTTCCGCGACGAATTGGAAAAGCTGATGCTTGAAGTGGGCGACCAACAGGACAGCGAATAGCACCGCAAAACGGGGGATTCTCCACTCAGGGACTTGGGTGGAGAATCCCTCAATCTATACGCAAATGAAATAATCGGAGGAATACGATGGATATTAGATTTGATGATACGATAACGGCTGATTATCAGGATCGGGTTTGCAGTATATTGGCGTCACTCTGCCTGATGACGGACGCACGGAAACACATGGGGGACTGCAACGGCAATCTCCGGTGGGTGTATCAACGCGAGATGCGGTATCATTACAGACGGGCGGTGCTGGATGCCCTCCGGCTGCTGGGGATTCTGATTCACGATACCAGCATCACCACCAACGCGAACCTGGATCGCCTTTGTGAGAAAGGCCACGCTGCGTTGGAAGAATTGATTGAAAAGTACCTTTATTGCTTCGATACTGAGGTCGAGTAGCCCCTTGATTGGGCAAAGCCAGCGATATTCGGAGTTTGCTTCTTCTTTTCGACGTTATTCACAATTTGTTTACAAAATTTCTTTAGACCCTGCTTGACATTAGCGGATGAAGGTATTAGTGGAACCTCAGTATATAGACGAGCAGAGTTCCAGCGAATGATTCGCTGGTGCAAACGAGGAAAGATTGACCTCATTTTGACCAAATCTATCTCGCGCTTTGCGCGAAACACTGAGGACTGCCTGCACTATGTACGAATGCTGAAAACATTGCGGATACCAGTCATTTTCGAAACGGAGCGGCTGGATACTTCGCAGATGGACAGCGAATTTTTCCTGGCCATGTTGGGGGCAAATTCTCAGGCTGAGAGCGAAGCCACCAGCAGCCGGGTCAAATGGGGTGTTCGTGCTGCATTTCGTGAGGGTAAAGTGCGGTACCAATACAAGCGTTGGATGGGTTATCGAAAAGGTGCGGATGGAAAGCCGGAAATCATACCGGAAGAGGCTAGGGTTATACGGCAGATCTATGACGCCTATCTGTCAGGTAAAAGCCTTCAGGACATCAAGCGCATGTTGGAAGATGAGGGCATTGTAACAAAAACTGGGTTGACGGTTTGGTCGATGGGGGCTATTCAGAACATTCTCCGAAATGAAAAATATGCAGGTGACGCATTGCTGCAGAAGACTTATACCATTGATCCCATTTCTGGTACCAGAAAGAAAAACGAAGGAGAACTCGCGCAGTATTTGGTAAAAAATTGTCATCCCGCTATTATTCCCCGCGAGACATTTGTGCTTGTTCAGGATGAGATGACCCGACGCACTACGGCGAGAACCCCGGAAAAGCTCCCAGAACTGCCGCAGGAAAAGGTGATTTACTCCAGCAAATATACATTGTCTGAAGTTTTGATTTGCGGGGCGTGCAATTCTCCATATCGCCGTTGTATTACTTCTGCAGCAA